CCTGACGCTCGTCTACAACGTCCTGAGTATCTTGGTGGCGGTTCCACTCCTATTATCATTAATCCTATTGCCCAGACGTCGGGTTCTAACCTTACGGGTTCTACTACTCCACTTGCTAACTTGGCCGGTGTTGGTACGGCGCTTGCGAAGGGTCATGGATTTACTCAGTCGTTCACTGAACACGGTGTAATTATTGGTTTGGTTTCTGTACGTGCTGATTTGACTTATCAACAGGGTTTGCCCCGTATGTGGTCTCGCAGTACCCGGTATGATTTTTATTTTCCTGCTTTTGCTATGCTTGGCGAACAGGCTATTTTGAATAAGGAAATTTATGTTAGAGGTGATGCTAACGATAATAATGTATTCGGATATCAGGAACGCTGGGCTGAGTATCGCTATAAGCCTAGCCAAATTTCTGGTTTGTTTAAGTCTACTAGCGCGGGAACAATTGACGCGTGGCATTTGGCTCAGCGTTTTACTTCTCTCCCTACTTTGAATAGCACATTCATCGAAGATAACCCACCGGTTGAACGAGTTGTTGCTGTTGGTAATGCTGCACTCGGTCAGGAATTCTTGTTTGATAGTTTTTTTGATTGCAAGACTGTCCGTCCGATGCCGCTTTATTCTGTCCCTGGACTGATTGATCATTTCTGATTATGTCATTACTTGGTTCTATTGGCTCTTTGTTTGGTGTTAAAGCTGATTCTTTGCTTGCTCCTGTTACGTCTGCCCTTTCTGGCTTTTTTGGTCAAAATAAAGCAGATGAACGTCAGGAATCTGCAAATGCTTTTTCAGCCCAGCAATTTGCCACTCGTTATCAGACTACTGTTAAGGATATGCAGGCAGCAGGATTAAATCCAATGCTTGCTTATTCACAAGGTGGCGGAACTCCGCCATCTTCTGCTATTGCTTCTGCAAACATGCCAGATGTTGGTGCTAGTCTTACTCAGGCTAAAATGGCTACTGCACAAGTAGCTAATATTGAAGCTGACACTAAAAATAAAGTGGCTCAAGCTGATTTGATAGCTGGTCAGGCTGCCCAGGCATGGGCTACTGCTGGTCAAGCTAATGCCAATGTTGGTTTGATTAATCAGACTGTTGAAAAAGTTAAAGCCGAGATAGACAAAATTAAAGGTGATACTAATTTTGCTACTCAGCAAGACATTCTTAAACAGACTGCTTGGATGTTGCAACAGCAAGGTGTTATGTATCAGGAAAAAGGCATGTCTGAAGGCCAGTCTAGGGCTCTTATGCAGCAAACTATTCGTAAGTTAGGAACTGAAATAGATCTTAATAAGTTGAATATTGATGCTGCCAAAGCTTTGGATAATATTGGCCGTATTTCTAAGGAACTTCAGCCAATTGCTGAAATGATGAAAATTTTTCTATTGAGGAAATGAAAATGGAATTTAATACTGGAAACAATTTGGATAACGATGCTATCAGTCTAGCTACTGGTCTCGCATGTCCCGAAGATTCTCTGGCTGTTCAATCAGCCGCTGAGGAAGCTGATATCAATACGATTGTTCGTCGTTTTGGTATTTCTGGTGAGCTGCCAAATAATTTGCGTATGCCTCAGAGTGGTGATTTTACAAATGCACCTGATTTTCATACTGCTATGAATTTAGTACGTCAAGCGCAGGAGGAATTTTTGCGCGTGCCGGCTGATATTCGTGCTAGGTTTAATAATGACCCAGCTCGTTTTATGAACTTTTTTGAGGATGAGGGTAATCGGGAAGAAGCTGTTAAGCTTGGTTTGGTGCGTCCTGCAGCACCTTCTTCCGCAAGTCCACCTTCAGGTACTCCTGAAGGTGGTGCTGCCGCAGGCTAAGTAGCTTGTCTATAGGTGTAAACACCTAACCCGCTTCGGCGGGTTTTTTGTTGTATAATTTGTTTGTGCGATGTTGCACTGTTTCTTGGAGTTGTTATGGAACTTTCTAACGCTGATTGTCAGGTCATTCGTCAGGCTCTTTTGCTTCGTCAGGCGCAGCTGCGCCGCGCTATCGATCGTGAGACCGATGGTTCTATCCAGGCTATTCGTCGTGAGCAGTTTCGCCATATCGACGCTCTTATCAATTCTTTTCGTGGAGATGAAAAATGATGCAAGTGATTCTGTCTGTCAAGGACACAGCCGCTCAGGCTTTTGGTCGTCCTATGTTCTTGCCTACTGCCGCCGTTGGCGTTCGTTCGTTTCGTGACGAAGTTAATCGTGTGGATGCTAACAACGAGATGAATAAGCATCCTGACGATTTTGAGCTTTATGAGCTTGGTTCTTATGATGACTCTAATGGCATCATTGAAGTTTGCACGCCTCGTCTTGTGGCTCGTGCTAAGGACTTGAAGGACGTTGTTTAAGGTGGTATAACCACCGCTAGACCAGTTTTCCACTTGATGTAACTGGTCTAGGTGACACTCCCCTCTGGGGGGTGTCTTTTGTCAAACTTTGAAGAAAGGTCTATCATGAAACCTGTTTCCCGACACCATGTCAACAAGGGGCGCAGTGCTATGCGTTTTGGTAACGATACCCGTACTGTTGCTGCGGCCAACGTTAAGAATATGCCTATGCGTGGCGGCTGGCGTCTCTAATGCCTTGCTTCCATCCAATGCCGGCTGTTCGGCTCTCGGATGGCTCGGTAAAGTTTGTAAGTCGTAATAAGCGTGGTGTAGAGGGTACCCTTGAACTTCCGTGCGGACAATGTATCGGTTGCCGTTTGGAAAGGTCCAGACAGTGGGCCATGCGCTGTCTCCATGAAGCGTCCTTACATGATCGCAATTCCTTCATTACACTTACCTATGATGACTCTAACTTGCCCCCAGGCGGCTCGTTGAGTTATTCGGATTTTCAGAAATTTATGAAGCGTCTGCGTAAGAAGGTTGGAGCCAAAGTCCGTTTTTATGCTGGCGGTGAGTACGGCAGTCAGGGGACCATGCGTCCCCATTTTCATGCCTGCTTGTTTGGATACGATTTTCCTGATAAAGTTTTTTACAAAAAGACTGGTTCTGGTGAGCGTATTTATATTTCTAAGTTGCTTGAATCCTTATGGCCTTTCGGCCTTTCTAGTGTCGGTAATGTTACTTTTGAATCTGCTGCTTATATCGCTCGTTACTGTGTTCAGAAGGTTACTGGTGATTTGGCGGAAGCTCATTATCGTGTTATTACTGATGATGGCGAAGTAATAGATCGCACTCCTGAGTTTAACCGCATGTCTTTAAAGCCTGGAATAGGTGCTAAGTGGTTGGAAAAATACCATACTGACGTCTATCCACGTGATTATGTGGTTATTCGCGGCGTTAAGGTAAAGCCGCCCAAGTATTATGATGTTTTGTTTGAGCGTGAAGACCCCGGCGAGTTTTCAGAAATTGTAGCTCGTCGCGAGTTAGATATGAACAATCTTAAGCATTATGATTATTTGGAGTTTTGGCCTGAACGTATGTCTGTTAAAGAGCAAGTAACTCTTGCTCGTTCTTCACAATTGAAAAGAGAGCTTTAATATGTCTGGAATGATGCACCGTAATATGTCGGTGGACCCTCATAAGTTCGCCATGATTCCGCAAGCCGATATCCCCCGTGCTGCTTTTGATCGACAGTTCACTCATAAAACCACATTTGATGCTGGTTATTTGATTCCCGTTTATGTAGATGAGGTTTTGCCGGGTGATACATTTAACCTGAAAATGACAGCATTTGCTCGTCTTGCTACGCCTATTTATCCTGTAATGGATAATATGTATCTTGATACATTTTTCTTTTTTGTTCCTAATAGATTGATTTGGAATAATTGGCAGAGGTTTATGGGAGAGCAGGTTAATCCCGGTGATTCTATTTCTTACCTTGTTCCTCAACAAGTTTCACCTGCTAATGGTTACGCTGTTGGTTCTTTGCAAGATTATATGGGTTTGCCTACTGTTGGCCAGGTAGGTACCGGTAATACTGTTTCTCATTGTGCTTTTTGGCCTCGCGCTTATAACCTTATTTGGAATGAATGGTTCCGCGACGAGAACTTGCAAAATTCAGCTGTAGTTGATAAAGGTGATGGTCCTGATGTTAACCCTGCTACTAACTATGTTCTTCGTCGTCGTGGTAAGCGTCATGATTATTTTACTTCTGCACTTCCTTGGCCTCAGAAAGGCGACTCTGTAACTCTGCCTCTTGGTACTTCAGCTCCTATTAAAGGGCTTGCTGTTTCTAATACGTTCGCTTATACGCAAACTGCTAGTGGTTATTTGGATTCTACAGGTGTAACACCTTCTGGTTCTAATTGGAATACTATTGGTAATAGCGGAAATAACCTGATTATTCAAGGTAATAATACCACTAAAGTTCCAGCAATTTATGCTGACCTTTCTGCTGCTACTGCTGCAACAATTAACCAGCTGCGACAGTCTTTTCAAATTCAGAAGCTTCTTGAGAGGGATGCCCGTGGCGGTACGCGTTATACTGAAATTGTTAGGTCACATTTTGGTGTTATTTCTCCTGACGCTCGTCTACAACGTCCTGAGTATCTTGGTGGCGGTTCCACTCCTATTATCATTAATCCTATTGCCCAGACGTCGGGTTCTAACCTTACGGGTTCTACTACTCCACTTGCTAACTTGGCCG